CAGGCAGTTGTCAGTATGACATCTACTCAATTAAAAAAGAGTAGACGTTGGAACAGCTTAATGTTGAGCCAAAAAGTCAACGGTCCATCGGGAAGTTTTACACCACCAACATATGCTATCATTTACAAGCTATCAACAGTTAGTGAGTCTAATGATCGTGGTAGTTGGTTTGGTTATCAAGTTGAGAGAGAAGGGACACTAGAAGACGCTGGCGTCTACAACGAGGCGAAATCATTTTCTACTGCCGCATCACGAGGAGAAGTCGAAGCTAAACCTATGTCAGAGGGAGAGCCTGTAAAAGAGGCTCCACAATCTAACGGAAAAGAAAGCCAAGAAGACGTACCGTTTTAGGTAAGTCTTCTGCTATACTGGAGGTTTAGTGGAAAGATTCAAAGTAATATTTGAAGGCTTAGACGTGGCTTATGGTCAGCACCAACCTAATGGTTCGCGTGCTGACGGTAAGCAAGAAGGCAAATCATATATTGTAAAACAAGAAGTAAACGATGATTTGTGGAATAATCATTTACTTGGCAATGGTCCATCGTTAGGTATTATTCCTATAAAAGCAGACAACACAGTTAAATGGGGATGTATAGACATAGACACATATCCCATAGATTACAAAAAAATAATTAATAGTATTAGAAATTTACATTTACCACTTGTACCTTGTAGGTCAAAAAGTGGAGGCATGCATTTGTTTATGTTTTTTAAAAACCCAGTGTCCGCAAGATTAGCCAGAGAGAAGCTACGAGAGGTTGCATCTGGTTTAGGGCATTCTTCTGTAGAAGTATTCCCCAAACAATCAACGATACTGATAGAGAAAGGAGACTTAGGTAATTTTTTAAATCTTCCTTATTATAATTCAAAAAGTACAACTAGATATGCTTACAAAGATGATGGAACGGCAGCGACCTTGCTGGAGTTTTATTCTTTATACGATAAATATGTTGTAGAAAAAATAGACAAAGTTGCAATTAAGGTATCTGATGAAGTCATACCTGACGGTCCACCATGTCTTCAACAATTATGTACACAAGGATTTCCAGAAGGCACACGCAACAATGGATTATTTAATATTGGTGTATTTTTGCGTAAGTTAGATCCAGACAATTGGAAAACATTATTAGAAAAACATAATCAACAATACATGAATCCACCTTTAGCTGCAACAGAAGTAGTTACAGTGCAAAATCAATTAGAAAAAAAAGAATATGATTACAGGTGTAAAGAGCCACCGATTAATTCTTACTGTAATGCACAAGTATGTAAAACACGTAAGCACGGTAAAGGCGGTAACGGTACATCATTAGAGTTTAGCGCACTGACTAAATTAGAGACAGATCCACCTGTGTGGTTTTTAGACGTTGGTGACGCAAGAATGGAATTACAAACAGAAGAGCTGCAAATACAAACTAAATTTCAAAAGAAATGCATGAACAGTTTGAATCACATGCCTGCTCTTGTAAAACAGTCAGTATGGCAGGAAATAATTGAAAGATTAATGCAAAATCTTATTAAAATTCCTGTGTCTGATGATGGGTCATTGGCCGGTCAGTTTGAGGCTCACCTCCAGGAGTTTTGTACTGATCGTGCCCAGGCTCTAAATCGTGACGAATTATTGTTACGTAAACCATGGACAGAAGATGGTGTGACATGGTTTAGATTAAAAGATCTACAAGATTATCTTACAAGAAATAAGTTTACTTACTTTAATACAGGTCAACTTGTGCAAGCATTACGACATTTAAAAGGTAAGAGTGAGAAATATAATCTTAAAGGTAGAACAGTTAGAGTGTGGGGTGTGCCTGCATATCAACAACAAGATTCAGCATTTGATATAAAAGAGGTAGATGGTGCGCCGTTCTAAATTACCAAAAATAAAAAAAGGAATGTGGGCAGAACAGTGGGCTGTATTATATCTTATAAACAAAGGGTATTTTGTATTTAAAAATTTATATGGTGTTGGTCCTGCTGATCTTATAGCAATAAATGAAAAGGGCGCTGTAGAGATATACGATGTAAAAAGTGAAAGCTATCGTAAAACTTGGAAGCCTGGCACACGTATATGTAGAAAATTAACGCAAGAACAAAAGAAACTAAAGATGAAGTTTATTTTTGTAGAAAAGGATGGAACATGCAAAGTAAGACAAAGATAATATTAGGACCACCAGGAACAGGTAAAACACACAATTTATTAAACTTGGTAGAACAAGAATTGGCAAAAGGCACTGCACCTGATCGCATAGCGTTTGTTGCATTTACCAAGAAAGCGGCAACCGAGGCTCGTGATCGGGCAATAAAAAAGTTTAAGTTAGAGGAACAACATTTGCCTTATTTTAGAACATTGCATTCTTTTGCATTTAATCAATTAGGATTAACTAAATCAGAAGTTATGTCGCGTGACAACTACAAAGAATTTGCACAAACTTTTGGTATGGATTTAGGATCTGTTACAGATGGTGCAGAAGCTGGTGGTGTACTAACTACAGACAATATATTAATTAATGAAATTAATTTAGCACGTATGAAATGTATGGATTTAGAACAACATTACAATAGTTCTAATTTACAAGACATATCGTGGCATTCTTTATTACGAGCACAAAGATCTTTAGAAGAATTTAAAAAGAAAAAAGAAGTATTTGATTTTACTGACATGATAGAGTTGTACATAGAATCTGGACCTGTGCCAAAATTAGAAGTTGTGTTTGTAGATGAAGCACAAGATTTATGTAAATTACAATGGAGAATGATAAACAAATTAACAGAAAATGCAAGGCAGGTTTATGTTAGTGGAGATGATGATCAAGCAATATACAATTGGGCAGGTGCGGATGTTAAATATTTTATTGAGTTACCAGGAGAAGTAGAAACATTAAAACAGTCTTTTAGGTGTTCTAGTGTTATTCAAAACGTGTCTAATAGAATAATAAACAGAGTAAAGTTTAGAAGAGATAAACAATGGAAAGGCACAGAAAGAGATGGGTTGTTACAATACCATACTTTTCCAGACAGTGTTAATTTAAGAGATCCAGGAAGTTGGCTTGTAATGGCTAGAACAAATTATATGCTTGATGAAATAGAACGAGACATAAGATTACAAGGTATGTTGTACAAAAGAAATAATAAATTACCTATATCTGCAAAATTATTAAATGCTGTAGAGTCTTGGAAAAAATTAAACGAAGGTCAAGTTATACCTTTAACAGACATAAGAGACATTTATTCTTATATGTCTAGTCAAATAGGAATAGAAAGAGGGCACAAAAATCTTAAGATGGCTGACAAAGAACAGTATGAATTAGAAGAATTAGTTATGCATCACGGATTATTGATGGGTGGCAGACCATGGGATGTAGCATTTGATAAAGTAGGTAATAGAGATAAAGAATACTTACGAGCTATAGAACTTAGAGGAGTGGTATCTAAAGATCCTAAAATAAATATTAGCACAATACATGGTGCTAAAGGTGGAGAAGCAGATAATGTTATGTTGCTTACAGACTTATCAAGAAAGTCACAAGAAGCAATGGAAGTAAATTCGGATGACGAATGTCGTGTGTTTTATGTAGGAGCAACACGTGCTAGAGAACAACTACATGTAATACAACCACAACGAGATGGAGGGTTTATAATATGACCAAAGAAGAAATACTAGCAGAAGCCAGTAGGATAGTAGCTAAAGATAGAAATCTATCACACGGTGATGCGTTTAATAATCATGCAGAGATAGCAGAATATTGGAATATATATTTAGATAAAAAATTAAAACCAATGGCTAATATTACTGCAGATGACGTTGCTTTGATGATGATATTGTTAAAAATATCTAGAAACAATCAAGGTAAAAAAATAAACATGGATAATTTTGTCGACATGGCAGGTTATGCAGCAATAGCAGGAGAGATAATTGACTCAGGATCTATATAAAACAGTAACATCACATTGGATTGCTCCTACAGAGTTTCCTCAAATAGAAGGACGTGTAGCAATTGACTTAGAAACATGTGATCCCGATTTAATAAAGCATGGACCAGGTTGGCCAACTAAGAGAGGTAAGGTGATAGGAATAGCTATAGCCACCGCATCGTTCAAAGCTTATTATCCAATTTCACACGAAGGTGGCGGTAACATGGATGAAAAAAAAGTTGTAAAATATATAAAATCTATTTGTGACGATGACAGTATAGAAAAAATATTTCACAATGCACAGTATGACATAGGTTGGCTGTGGACACTTGGAGTAGAAGTAAAAGGTAGAATACATGACACTATGGTAGCTGCTGCATTGATAGATGAAAATAGATATTCCTATACATTAAATAGCATTGTACATGAATATCTTGGCGAATTTAAAAACGAGCAGAAGTTAAAAGAAGCAGCAGAGGCATTTGGTGTAAATCCAAAATCAGAAATGTATAAATTACCTGCAGAATTTGTTGGTGAGTATGCAGAAGCTGATGCAGATCTTACGTATAAGTTACATGAAAAACTTACATGGGAAATTGTAAAAGATAATTTAACCACTGTATACGATGTAGAGTGTAAATTAATTAGAGTTATATTTCACATGACTAGACGTGGTGTTAGGTTTGATACCCATAAATGTATTCAGTTAAATGATAAATTTTACAACAAAGAAAAAAAGTTGATGAAACGTATAAAAGATTTGACTGGTCTTAATATAGAAATATGGGCTGCAGCTTCTATAGCTAAAGCATTTGATGCATTAAATTTGCCTTATGAAAGAACAGATAAGACAGATGCGCCATCATTTACTAAAATGTTTTTAACAGATCATCCACATGAATTACCAAGGTTAATCATGCAAGCACGTGAATTAAATAAATTAAGAGGTACATTTTTACAGGGTTTGATGAATTATTCAGAGGAGGGTAGAATACATGCACATATTAATCAAATTAGGTCTGACAGTGGCGGTACTGTGTCTGGTCGTTTTTCTTACAATCATCCTAACTTACAGCAAGTACCCAGTCGTGGTCAGTTTGCGAAAGATGTTAGGAAGTTATTCATTCCTGAAATGGGTGAATATTGGCTCAAAGCAGATTACTCGCAACAAGAACCAAGGCTACTTACTCATTGGGCCTGCCTCGTCGAACAGCCCGGTGCTAGGGAAGTACAGGAAGCATATTATAAAAAAGACCTCGATTTTCACCAACAAACGGCGGATATGGCAGGTTGTGAAAGAAGATTGGCTAAAACTATTGGTCTTGGTGTTATGTATGGCATGGGTTATAATAAATTAGCTCGTGAATTAGATTTAGAACCACAAGAAGCAAAAGAAATGTTAACAGATTTCCGTAAACGTGTGCCTTTTATGCAAGGTATGCTTGAAGCTGTTATGAATCGTGCTAATTCTAAAGGTATAATTAGAACTTTATTAGGTCGTAAATGCAGATTTGATTTGTGGGAACCTACACAATGGGGTGTACATAAACCACTACCCTTAAATCAAGCAAAAGTAGAGTATGGCGAAGCTATAAAAAGATATGGCACATACAAAGCTCTTAACAGATTGATTCAAGGATCAGCTGCAGATCAAACAAAGAAAGCAATGGTAGATGTGTATGAACAGTTAGGTGTTATACCATTAATACAAGTACACGATGAACTTGATTGTTCTGTTCAAAGTGAAAAACAAGCTACAGAAATAAAAGAAGTTATGGAAACTTGTGTAAAACTAGAAGTACCATCTAAAGTAGATGTAGATTTAGGAGAAAGTTGGGGGCAATGAGTTGGATATGTAAAACATTACTCGTTTGTTTAACATTTAATCCAGTTATGGATTACACAAACAATAATGAATTTGTAGAGCAGGTGCAAGCATGTGCATTGCACCTTAACTCTATGCACGTGGAACAAGACCGAGTGCCAGTTAATTTAATTGTTGCACAAGCAGTGCATGAGTCTAATTGGGGTAAATCTAGATTTGCACAAGAAGCAAATAACCTCCTTGGGATACGCACGTTTGACCCAGGTGATGATCAACTAAAGCCGCTAAATAATCCTAATGCGACGTGGGGGCTTAGGATCTTTGAGACAAAGTGCGAATCCATTTCATATTATATTGATTTGTTAAATCATAATCATCATTATTATAAGTTTAGAAATGAAAGAATAAGTCAACATTTTAGCGATAAAATTGATTTAGAAAGATTAGCTAACACCCTTGCAATATATGCTGAAGATGTATATTATACGCAAAAAATCATCAGAACAATTAAAGAACTAGAGGCCTATGACAGAGAATAAGAAACCCGGGTACCGAGATCAAGGAAAAGCCAGAAGTGGTAATGTAAAAAATAATTTTGCAATTAATCCAGAACAAATGGAATTTGAAAGACGAAAAGTTCTTGAGCAAATGTCTACAAAAGTTGATCAAAAGAGACTTAATAACATGGCTGCAGTTGCAGCTACAGTAGAGCCTAAATATTTTAAAACAACTAATTTACTTAAAAACGGTAAACCAGCAGAATATGACAGCACAGAAGGTAAGGGAGAGCAAAGAGAACCTACTATGCGTATATTGTCATTGGGAGCTGGTGTACAATCATCTTGTTTAGCATTAATGGCACAAGAAGGATTAACAAAACATAAACCAGATTATATGATATTTGCTGACACAGGTTGGGAGCCTAAATTTGTGTATGAGCATGTAGAATACCTTAGAAAAGCAATAACAATTTGTCCGCTGATTACTGTAGAGAGAGGAAACATCAGAGAAGACCTTATCAAAGCAGCGAACCCAATACCAGGGTCTAGAGAAGAGGAAAAATCATTTGCTGGACGTGTGCCAAACCCTCCGCTGTTTGCTGCACGACAAGGTGGACGTGTGGGGATGCTTTATCGTCAGTGTACACATGATTATAAAGTTATCCCTATACAGAAAAAAATTAGAGAATTACTTGGTGTAAAACCAAAGCACAGAGTACCTAAAGATATGATCGTAGAACAATGGATAGGTATATCTACAGATGAAGCCATGCGTATGAAAAACGCTAGATTGCCGTGGTTAACATCAAGATGGCCTTTAATAGAAATGAAAATGTCTCGTATGGATTGTCTTAATTGGTATAAAGATATAAAGAAACATCCTATGCCTGGTAAGTCATCATGCATTGGTTGTCCTTATCATCACAATGATCAA